TTAAGATTGAGACAAAGAGCGAGGTCACAGAGGTTGTCAACGATTCGTCTGTTGTTGTTATATTGGAGACTATTGACTATGAAGTTCACATCGATACGTTGGGGCAAATTCAATCTGCGCCAAAGAAGTTAACCAGACAGATAATTCAAAAGCGCAAATTAGCCGTTGTGAGACACGAAGAGGTTAAGACGAAACAAGTAGCAGTTGAGCAAAAGAAAGTCGAGCAGAAGTCAAAAGAAGTAGTTAAGGAGAGCGGGACATGGTCTCTCTGGTTATTCGGTTTAATTATATTAGTGGCCATTGTGTTATATATAATGTCTAAAATTCGGGTTTTTTAGTTTAGGTTCATAGTTTGGAGAGGCCACGCAGAAATGTGTGGCTTTTTTTTTGCCCTAAAAAGTGGCTTTAAATAGTTAAAATCGCAGATTGTGAAAAAAAGATTAAAAAAAAATAAAAAAAGTTTTGTTTTTTAAAAAGTTAAAACGATATTTGAATATCAAATCAAACGAAAACCTTTAAAAACTAAAAATTATGACAACTTTAGCAACTAAAAAAATCACATTATCAACTTTAAAATCTTTTATTAAAAATTCAACTGAATTATTTGTTGAAGTAAAATCAAGTTTTGATGGAATGACCGATTGCGTTGAAATGAATTTTAATAAAATGTTTATTTCAGTGTCAAAAGAAAAAGCAATTGGACACGATGGAGTTTATTGTGTTGGAAGTAGCAGAGATTATTTTAAATATGTTGAAAATGAAAATTATTTTGGTATTGAAGTAAGCAATTGTTGCGGAAGTTCAATATTGTGGACAAACAAATAAATAAAACAAAGGGGCGCAGCATCCATCACTGCAATAAATTTAAAAACAAAATCATGAACAAGCTAAAAACAAAAAACACAAATTTATCGATTGAGGAAATTGACGAGGCCTTATTAGGTTTTGGAGTTTTAATTCTTTTTTTCGGATTATTTATTGGCTCTTTATTTTATTTCTTATCGTAATGGGCGCAACTAAACAAACGAGGACACTGGCGAGTTTGCCATTGGATTCAGAGTGCGAAATTGTTTACATTACTACTGACGGCTCAAATTATATTGTTAATGGTTATTACACCACAGACGAAAACGAAGTTGAAAGCTATCTGTTAATCACAGAAAATCAGTTGGATAAATATTTGGCAGAATTTTATAGCATTGAAGAGGTTAACACCAACACAAAAAATGGCAAATATTTAGTCATGACAGATGGCGAGGGCGAGAATGCGACATTCATTCCATTTGGCCAATTCATTGACGAAAACAAATACGATTTATTTTACAATTTAATTAAGGAAAAAAGTGGTAAACTTTAAACTAAAAGGCAAAATCGAAGCCAAAGAAAATGGAGTCGATTACATGATTAAGCAATTCGGAAACGAAGTTTTGGTTTATGCCTTTGACGGCAAAGAACATGCAGTCGAATGCAATTTTATTGAATTGAGAGAGGCCATGAAATATGTCAGAGAGCATGCAAGAAAAAAAGCGGGCGACATTTCGAGAACTTACAACCAGACAATCATTGGCAAAATGAAACTTGGCGAGAATTATTCGGTAAGTGAAATCGAAATAAAAAACCAACGCTCTCTGGTATCTTATTACAGAAAAACAAGAAACAGAGACTTTGAATTTGAGGTTTATTATGATAATGGCAAACACTTTAAAATCACACGCATAAAATGATAGCAACAAACATTGACGCATTTGCGCAAGTATTAAGCAAACAAGGTTTTGTATTAATAGAACGAATCGAAGAGCCATTTATGGCGCATTTTATCAAAGATGAGTTTGAAATTAAATTGAACTGGGAGACATTCACAATGCCGAATTGTTATGCTCCGCTTTATTATCCAGACTCAGCAGACCAAGCAATGATTCTGCTCGCATGTCATGGCATTATCAAACTGCCAATTCATTATAAAAGCGATGCGGATAAATTGCATCTAATTGAAAAATGTGGCTCATTAGTTAATCAATCTTTAATCAATCAAATAATCAAATCATGAAGTTAATCCATACTTATCCACACAGACAAGAAGAGGACGGATGTCCAAAGACAGAAGTTGTTTTCGTTCAATCCACAATTGGCACAAAGCCAGAGGATGCAAATATCAGTTTAGAACGTTGGGCGAAACACATTCGGGCGCAACTGGAAATGACAGAGAAAAAAGTCATCAAATTAGAACTGCGAGACCATTACGAATTGTTTAAAAATATTCGCTAAAAAATTTGATTAAATACTTTAAATGTTTAAATTTACAAATCACTAAAAAACCTAAAAAAATGACAGAACTTATTAATCAAATCACAAACAATGAATTGTCTCACAACGATTCACAGATTGAAGAGTTTAGAATTAAAATGCAAAATTTTACTAAGCTATTAAATTCAAATCCAAAGCCAGAGCAAATTCAAAAACATCAAGGCTATGAATATTTACCAATTTCACACATTGAAAAGGAATTGGATAAAATTTATTTTGGATTGGTGCAATATGAAGTTATTTCGTATCAGCAAATTTTTAACGAAATTTCTTGTCATGCCAGAATTAAAGTGTTTCATCCAGTTATTAACCAGTGGATTCAATACGATGGATTGGGTTCATCGGTTATACAACAAGACAAAGACACGAAAGTTTCCGAATTTCATCTATATAAAAAAGCAAATTCATTGCAATTATCATTGCCAAAAGCATATGCCGAAGCGATTAAAAATGCAGCTAAAAAAATTGGCAAAAAATTTGGTTCTGACTTAAATAGAAAATTTGAGGATGTTTATGAGCCAATGATTAAAACAGAGTCTAAAAAGAAAAAAATTGCATTAGTTCAAGGCTCTGTTGGATGGATTCAAATAGTTGAAAAATTAGCTAATAGTGAAATCACAATTGCAGACGTTGAAGCTAAATGCGACATCACAGAAGAGCAAAGAATTATGTTAATGGATGAGGCTATATGAGACCATTCAAAATAAGATGCTCACAGATTTCCAAAATCATGGGCAAAGCAAAAAAAGAGGGCGAGTTGTCTGCGACATGTAAAACATATTTGCACGAATGGTATGCGGATGACCATGAGGAAATTCACTCTAAGTACACTGAAAAGGGCAAGGCCGTTGAGGCCGAAGCCATTCAGTTTATGGCTGAGCAACTTGGCTTTCCTTTTGCTGAAAAGAACATCGATATATTTTCAAACGAATATATTATCGGAGAGCCAGACGTTTTGCCGACAGAAGACATTTGCGTGGACATTAAATGTCCATTTAACCGCAAAACATTTTTGGACAATGTATCTGGAATCAATGAAGACTATGTTTGGCAGGGTCGAGGCTATTTACAAATTACTGGGCGCAAGCAATTTATTCTATTCTATGCGCTTATGAACACGCCAGAGGATGTTAACTATGGCAAGGCCGTAAGTTATGACCATTTACCTGCAAACCAACGTTGGCTCGCCTATACAATAGAACACTCAGACGAAATCATTGAGCAGATTTATGCTAAAGTCATCCAGTGCAGAGAATATCTGTCTAATTATCACGAACAAGTAACTAAAACAATTGGTAAAATAAACTAAAAACTATGAGCATAGAAATTAAAATCACAAACAGAAAAGATGTCGCATTTCCTATTTTTATTAACGATACTAAAGGAAATAGAATTTATTGCCAAAGCACTTTAAATGGTTTTACATGGGAAATAACTATGGATAAAAATGGCAATCGAAAAACCTATAAAGATTCTGCGGGTGCTTATGAAATAAAAGGCAAAAAGGTTACAAAAGACGAATACGAATTTTTTTTTAATAAAGGATTAATTACAAAATCTAAAGAGGTTGACAATAAAGACAAGTTAATTGAAATCCAAAAAGAAACCATTGAAGATTATAGAAGACTGGTTGTAAAGTATAAAGAGTCTGAGGCTTTAAGGGATAGATTAATTGAGAATCAAAAAAAGCAAATAGCTAATCAATTAGAAATGATTAATTTATTAGCGGATGGACTTAAATAAAATTAATATCAAAATTCGAAACAGACGAATTGAACTTGGCTATAATTCAGCCGAGCAATTCGCTTTCGAGAACAAATTAAATCGCAGCACTTACCAGAGAGTTGAGCAAGGTAAAAACATGACTATCGGCACACTGGTTAAAATTGCGGAGGCTTTAAAAATAGATTTAAAAGAATTGTTATGAAAAAATCAATAGAATTTTTTGCCGAATTATTGTGGTTTATTTCGGTTTTAGCATTTGTGTTTATTATTTTACCAATGATTGCAGGCATTTTACTTTCTTTATTTATATGAAAGCTAAATACATTGGTAAAATTGAAGACGGCCGTCTGAGGATTTTAAACAAAAGCATGTTTGACGCTCACATTGAATCGTTAAACGGCAAAGAGGTTTCGATTATCTTAGACAAAAACACCAAAAAGCGTTCAAACAACCAAAATGCTTATTATCATGGCGTTGTTTTGCCTATTGTTAAAGCGGGATTGATTGACGCAGGCTTTGAAAACTATCGAAACAATGAGCAAGTTCACGACTTATTGAAGTTTAGATTCCTAAAGACAAACGAATCAAACACAGATGGCGAGTTTATCGAGCGAATCAAAAGCACCACTGAACTTTCAACAAGTCAATTCATGGATTTCATTGCAGAGGTGCAGCAGTGGGCAACCGAATTTTTAA